ACTCGGCGTACAATTTGGCGAAATTAATTGGGATTTAGGCCCCCTGAAAGCTAATAAATGAAACATAATAACAAATGGCGGGAAGAAAAAGAAAACCAACAGCAATGATAAAGGCCAACGGGACCTTTAGAGATGACAGGCACGGAAAGAGATTAGAGGTAACAGGCAGACCAACCCTACCAAGTTATCAGAATGCAGAGGAAGCATTCAATTGGTTGGTTAAGCAGCTCGATGATCTTGGTGTAGTTGCAGAAATGGATGCAATGGCTTTACAGATGCTAGCAGATGCATGGGAAGATTATTGCGCAGCACGTGCAGTGGTTAAGAGTCAAGGACCAACATACATTACCAATAATGTAAATGGCGACGAGGTGTACAAGACCAGACCAGAATTGCAGATGATGCAGGACGCTTGGAATCGTATTAAAAAGATGTTGCCAGAGTTTGGTCTTACAGCATCTGCAAGGGCAAAGCTAAACACACCAGAAAAGGTAGAAACATTAGACGATTTATTAAATGGCTAACTTTGATGGGGAGAAGGGAGAACGCGTCATACGATTTATAGAACGCGTTTGCACACACGTAAAGGGTGACTTAGCTGGACAATCATTTTTGCTAGAAGAATGGCAAAGGGAATATTTGCGTACGTTATTTGGTACGGTAAATCCAAATGGCTTTAGACAGTACAGAACTAGCTTTGTATTTATTCCTAGAAAGAATGGTAAGTCTAATCTTATTGCAGCAGTCGCGCTCGCGTTACTTTTTATAGATAAGGAGCAAGGTGCTGAGATCTACTGTTGTGCATCATCACGGGATCAAGCAGCAGCAATCTTTGATGTGTGTAAACAGATGGTAAGGAATAGTAAGGTGTTGGATGCTGGCTGTACCGTGTATAGGAATAGCATTGTGCTGAAAGGTACCAACAGTTTTCTTAAGGCAGTAGCTTCCGACGCTGGTGTGCTTCACGGAGCTAATGCTTCTGCGGTACTTTATGATGAGGTGCACAGCGCTAAGAATCGTGAGCTATGGGATGTAATGGCAACATCTATGGGTGCAAGATCCCAGCCACTTATGTTTGGTATTTCTACCGCTGGTGTTTTTGACCCTAATGGTATTTGCTATGAGCTTTATGATTATGGTAAAAAGGTTCGTGATGGTATTATAGAAGACAAAACGTTTTTGCCTTTGATCTATGAAGCGGATCCTGATGATGATATATATAGTGAAGCAACTTGGAAGAAGGCTAACCCAAACTTTGATGTAAGTATAAAGCCAGAGTACTTCGAAAAGATGAGCCACGAGGCAAAAACACTACCAAGCTCGGAGATTGCATTTAGGCAGCTACATCTAAACCAATGGGTGAACAGCTTAAGTGGTTGGATTGCGGATGAAGAGTGGATGTCAAGTGCAGGGGAAGTAAATCTATCACAGCTTAAAGGAAGACCTTGTTATGGTGGATTGGATCTTGCAGCTGTAGAAGATGTTACGGCCTTTGTGCTTATCTTCCCGTTTGAAGATGGCAGCTTAAAGGTGTTGCCATACCTATTTGTTTCACAGGCAGCTGTAGATCGCAGGCACAACCAAACTGGCGGAAGTTATGCTAAGTTTGTTTCTCGTGGTGAGCTTATAGTTACCGATGGCAATAGTACCGATTATGCGGTAATTAAAAGAAAGATAATGGAAGCTGCAGAGATCTTTGACATTCAGAGTATTGCTTATGACCGGTGGAATAGTAATAGCTTGGTGCAGCAATTAGGTGACGAAGGTGTACCGATGGATCCTTTTGGTCAGGGCTTTGCTTCTATGTCTGGTCCAATTAAGAATGCGGAGATATTGATCAAGAAGAAGAAGCTACACCATGGCGGAAACGAGATGCTAAGGTGGATGGCTTCGAACGTGGTTGTTAAAAGAGATGACGCGGAGAATGTTAAATTCAGCAAGAGTAAAGCTGGTGATAAGATAGACGGAATGGTTGCCCTTGTAATGGCAATAGGGGAAATGATGACGCTTGAAAACAGTGATATGTCCAGCACCAGTACCTACGAAAACCAAGACATTAGGTTCTTGTAAATGGCTGTTCTTTTTTTTTTTTTCTGCTCTATATATAGTAGGAAAAAAAAATAAAGACCTTTATATCTATTTATTCGTCTGCGTTTAGAAACGCAGGCCAATAAATGGATACAAATGATTGGTCTTGAAAAAAGTTGGAAAATATTTCGTCGTTAATCGTTGTTAATTAAAACAGGTCCCGTATGTTTACAGTGTAATTAACAAACAACCAAAACAACTATTATGAAAACTATCGAACTAAACAACAACCAGTCAATCCTAATTCAAACACTGGTAACTAAGGAAAACTTCTACGCAGAACCAGGATTCAGCGACGTATCTCCAGAAGACGTAGTAACAATGCTACAAGACAAAATGGACCAAACAACAGTTAAGCGTACACTTACAAGCTTATACCGCAAAGGTCTACTCTTTACCGACAGCTTCGAAGATATGGAAAGCAACGAAAAAGGACGTTGGGTAACTCGCAAATATAAAATCATCTACTTAGCAGAAGGACTTTACCACATGGTTGGATGGGACAAAAACTACTACGGAACAAGCGAAACAGAGGACATCGAATTAATATACACAGAAAACGAAGAAAAGGATAAAGAGGTTAACCCAACTGGACCACGTGGACCACTAGCAGAACTAACAGAGGTTATTCTTAACATCAAAGAAGAAGGCAACGTTATAAGAGCGATCGATATGGCAATGGGAAAAACAGATCTTAAGAACGCTAAAACAGCAATGGCCAAGTTTATTAAAAGCAACCGTATGAAAGCACGCTACTACGGAATCACCATCACTAAGTACGACCACACACTATAAAAACTAAAAGGCAGGGGCTACGGCTCCTGCCATAATACACAACAGCAATGAAAAAATCAGCAGTAATAAAATTGGTTCTGTCTGCTTACGATCTGGACTTATTGATTAAAGCTTGCGAGCTTACAGCACAAAAAGCACCGAATAAATTAGCTTTTAGTAGATTGCTAAAAATGTCTCACGAATTAATGGACCAACAGGGTAAGCATTATGAAAACTGAATTAACAGAATTGCGTAGACATCTAAAGATCTACAACACATCGGAAAGAAATAGTGGTAGGTGGCACAGCAGTCATTTGTTTCTTTTAAAAATGTACAAGCGTTATGGTACGCTAAATGAATCTACCATAAGGGATCTGTTGCGTTAAGCAGGTTGCCCCGGCTCCGATAATGACCTTCTTGGTTTTGGTTTGTTAATTACGGTCTAGGAGTCGGGGTTTTTTTATTTTATTCTCGTTGATTTCTACTTAAGTTTGTATGGTACTTTTTAAAATAGTAGACAATCGCAACTTCCAATCAAAATCTATTTAGTCGTTTATTAGGGGCGTTTCGTGCATCACCTAATAATCCTTCAACATCTTTAGCCAATCCGGCCTCTTGGATGTTCGATGGTGCGGCCTCTAAAACTGGTTTGGCTATTACAGAAGATAGCAGCATGCGCCTATCTGCTGTTTTTGGAGCCGTACGAGTGATAGCAGAGACTATAGCATCTTTACCTATAGATGTTAAAATTAGCACAAGCGACGGCGTTTCTACAGCGCCATCACATCCTATTAGTAAATTGCTTGCTAACCCAAATGGGTTAATGACTGAATTTAACTTCTTTGAAGTTTGTCAGGCTCATCTCTGTTTACATGGAAATGCTTTTATAGCAATTAGAAGAAACTCCGCTGGACAACCAGTGTCGCTTATACCTATTCACCCTGATCGTGTGGAAGTAAAAGTCTACCAAGACGAAAAGTTCTATAACATCGATCAAGGTAAAGAAACGTTTGATGATTCTGAGATGATACACATTTTAGGATTATCCTTTGACGGTATTATTGGTAAAAGTGTTATTGAAGCAGCAAGAGAAAGTATTGGTCTTGGTTTAGCTGCTGATCAGTTTGGTGGTTCTTTCTTTGGGAATGGCGCAAATGTTAGCGCTGTACTTAAACACCCTGGAAGACTATCAGACGAAGCTTACAAGAGATTAATGTCTTCTTGGCAGCGTAGATACAGCGGTTTGGATAATGCACATAAAACAGCTATACTTGAGGAAGGTATGGCGGTAGAAAAGGTAAGTATAAGCCCTAGCGAAAGTCAGTTCCTTGAGACAAGGAAATTTGGTGTAGAGGATATAGCACGTTTCTTCCGTCTTCCTTTAGCTTACTTAGGCCATTTAGATAACAGCACCAACAGAGCAAATATCGAAGAGCAAGGTATTCAGTTCCAACGGAACACGATTCTGCCTTGGGTAAAGCGTTGGGAGAGCGAACTTAATAGAAAGCTATTCACTCCAGAGGATGACTATTACGTCAGATTCAATATGGAAGGTTTATTACGTGGTGATATTCGTTCCCGTTATGATTCTTATGCAGTAGGTAGACAATGGGGATGGCTTAGCGTTAACGATATTAGAAGCCAGGAAGGTTTAGATCCTTTAGATAATGGTGATGTTTATTTGCAACCATTAAACATGGTTGAGGCAGGAACACCAAATCCGCAAGATGATGCCGTGGAGTAATTACCCAGAAGCAGCTTCTAACCAAGCAAAGAAAGCTTTAGAGTTTCGTGATGAGAACGGAACCGACTGCGGTACTTCGGTAGGTTGGCAACGCGCCAATCAGCTTGCTGGACGTGAGTCTATTTCTGATGATGTGCTTCGCCGCACCTTTAGCTTTTTAAGTAGAGCAAAGGTGTACGATCAAGGTAGATTTACCGATGAGGATGGCAAAGAGATTTGTGGAAGCATTATGTATGCTGCTTGGGGTGGAGATCCAATGCTTCGTTGGGCAAAGAAAACACTGGAAGGAATGGAAGAAGATAAAAGACATATTAAAAGCGTTGTAGAGACTGACGAGGAAATTGTCATTACCTTTGGTAAAGGTGAGATGATGGAAGAGGAAGCTTACAACGAAGAAGAAGAAAAAGCAGCACCTGACGAGCTTAGCGTTGGTGATTTTGTTACATGGGCAGCTGGAGGATCTTCAGCATATGGTCGTGTGATTCAGATCAGCAAGGACGGTAGCTTAGCAGCTGACAGTGGTTACGAGGTAGAAGGGACAGAGGATGATCCTGTTGCTAAGATTCGTATTTACACTTATGACAGCGAAGAGGATGCTTATGTAGAAAGACAACCTACTTTAAATGTAGTGCACAAGTTTAGTACCTTAAAGAAGCATGATGCTGAGGTACGTAAGCAAAGTACTATTGTAGAGAAACGTGAATTCCGTATGGAACACGTTGAAGAAAAAGGCAAAACCATTAGAGGATATGCTGCAGTATACAACAGCGATAGCGAGTGGATGGGAGGTTTCTACGAGCAGATCGCAAGTGGCGCATTTGACGATGTGTTGGACAATGACGTGCGGGCTTACTTTAACCACGACGAGAACTTGCTTCTTGGTCGGGTATCAAGCGGGACACTTCGCATTGGAACGGACAAAAGAGGATTATGGTACGAAGTAGATCTGCCAGAAACATCTTATGCACGTGATCTAATGGAATTGATGAAGCGTGGAGATGTAAACCAAAGCTCGTTTGCTTTCCTAATTGATCGTGATCGTTGGGAAGAGCGTGACGGTAAGACCTACCGTATTATTGAAAAAGTATCTAGATTGCTAGATGTTTCGCCTGTATCACAACCGGCCTACCCGGATGCTACATCGGAGCTAATGGCAAGAAACGATAAGCCCGAGTCGGAGGGCGCCGAAGTGAAGGTGGCAACACCAGAAGCGGAAGCAGAGAACGACATTAATGTTTTTGAATATAAAGTGAAACTGTTAAATCTCGATTAAGATGAAAAACATCGAACTACGCGGCAAGCGCGCCGAGCTTATTAAACAAGCTGACGCGATTGTAGAGGCGGCTCAGAAAGAGAGCCGTTCTTTGAATGCTGATGAGCGTTCTAAATTTGAGGCTATTGAAGCCGATGCACGTGCAATGAAACAAGAAATTGAAATCATTGAGCGTAATGCAGAAATGAAAAAAGAGCTTGCTTCTATTGAAGGCGAAGCTCGTGCAGCTGCTCCTAAAGCAAATGCTTCTGCAGCATTCTCTAAGTACCTCCGTCATGGATTTGGTGCTTTGTCTGCTGAAGAAAGAGCGATGGTACAAAAGCGCGGAACCAGCACTCAAGTAGCTGGAACTGATAACTTAGGTGGCTATTTGGTACCGCAGGAATTTAGCAACGAGCTTGATGTGGCTACTGCCTTTACAGGTGAAGTAGAGCGTTTGGCTAAGAAGCTAAATACTGCTTCTGGTGGTTTATTAGACTACCCAACATTGAATGATACTGCAACGGATGCTAACCTAGTTTCTGAAGCTTCTGCAGTAACTGTTCAAGATATGACCTTTGGTAACAAGCAGCTTTCTGCTTACAACTACAGTTCATTGGTTCGTGTGTCTCAGCAATTATTGCAAGACTCAGCATTTGATCTAAACAGCTTCTTGGTAGAGGCAATGGGTGAGCGTATCGCTCGTGCTACAAATGCTGCCTTTACAACTGGTACTGGTTCTAGCCAGCCACAAGGTATTATCACTGGTGCTGCTTCAGGAAAAACTGCTGCAAGTGCAACAGCGATTACTGCAGACGAAATCTTAGACTTGATCTACAGCATCGATCCTTCTTACCGTAACAAACCAGGATTTGGTTTGATGGCTCATGATAACGTGATCTCTGCAATTCGTGCTCTTGGTCTTGGTTCTGCTAACGACTTCCCAGTATTTATCCCTAGCATGTCTGCTGGTGAGCCTGATCGTATTTTCGGTATTCCGGTA